GAAGCTGAAGAAATCAAAGCTAAACTTGAAGAAGCTGGAGCTTCAATTACTCTTAAATAATAGGGTGACTACTCAAGTAGGCTAATGAATCTTATTAAATCGCTATTCTTAGGAGTAGCGATTTTTTTGTTTGTTCAAAAAGGGGCAAAAAAGGGGCAAATTATTTAGAAAGATTATTCAATACATCAACAACTCTTGACTTTGCATTTTTGGTAACATGTGTGTAAATCTCCATTGTGGTTTTGCCATTATCTTTATGTCCCACTCTATGTGTGATTGCTTTGAGTGGAATATTATTCTCAGCAAGCAAACTAATAAGTGTGTGACGCAAGATATGCGGAAATAATCTTTTTTCGATAGGTTTTTCTAAAGTTTTGTTTGCATTTTTCATCAAATCGCCAATCATTGATTTTGATATGGGAATTCCAGAAGGTGAAACAAATATAAACCCCATATCTTTGTAGTTAGGGTTAGTTGACTTTCTAAGTTTATGTAGTTCAATAAATTCTTCAATAATTTCAACTTCTTTATCTGTTAAGTCAACCGTACGAATAGAAGCAGCGGTTTTTGGGGGTGTTTTAATACCTTCAGAACCTTTTCTTGTTGGGTCTAAAGTCCCATTTATTGTTATAGTTCTGTTTTCTCTATCGTAGTTTTCAAATTTCAGTGCACTTGCTTCACCGACTCGGCAACCGTTCAATGACATAAACTCAGCCATTCTAGCTACATGATACCCACGATTGTATTCTTTCATTGCATTAAGCAATCTTACCAATTCATCATATTCAAGGTATTTATTTGAAATGGATTCTATTTCTTCGTATGTTGTTGCTTTTTTAGGCAATTTAACTCTAACAATTGGGTTTGAGTCGATTAATTCCATATCTAAAGCGTATCCAAAAACCATGCTTAGAATTGATTTATGTTTTCGCATTTTTATATAATTACCTTCGAAATTAGTAAAGTATCTTTGAACATATTTAGGATCTATGTTTTTTATTTTAGTGTCAACACCAAATTTTTCTTTTACTTCATTGACAGCATAAAACATTGTTTTCTCGGTAGAAGCTTTGATTGACTTTTTATGTAATTCCCACCATTCTACCAATACATCTGTAAAAAGCATTTCGGTAGAATTTAACTCGCTTATCTTTTTACTTATCCGTTTATCAAGTATCTTTTGTGCTTCTTTCTTTGCTCGATTAGATCCATTCTCAAGAGTTACAGAAACCTTTTTCCATTTATCGGTATATGGGTCTTTGTAGCGCTCGAAATACTTATATTTGCCGTTGGATAATTCTTCAATCCACATTGTTTTTACCTCACTTTTTTGTTAAAATGGGTATAGTAAAGAGACCTACGCTATGCAGGTTTTTACTATACATTCATTATCTCTACACTCAAACTTTGGCGAAGGCGAGTGTAGGGGTTTTTTGTTTAGCTTAATTTATGTTATAATACGCTAAACAAGACAAATATCACGGGGTGGTGTAATGTTAAAGATTATTGATGAAGTTAAAGTTATTTCTAAGAATGTAACTGCAAAGCAGTCAGATATATCTCAAAAACATAGTGTTTTAAGAAAAGAAGTTCAACACGATATCCTCCAAGGAAAGAAAAGTCTTTCTGGTAAATCTGATAACTTTCACCAAAGGTATAATCACTATTTTCAATCTTCAAAGTAAATAGCAATTGGTCTAACGATATGATCACCACCGTTAATTAAATTGAAAGACCCTAACATAATATTGATAATGGTAGTAGGGGCGTATCTAATTAAATATTGGCTATTTGCCATACTATCAAAGTTGCTTGGTACACGTTCGTCAATAGTTGATGAACAAATGCCGAGCATTTTTACTTTTCTCTTTCCAAGTTGCATAAAACTTAATTGTGATTTTTGTACACGAAGTAGTTTATCTGAAACAATACAGAGCGCATCATTGACTTTAATTATACTTGTATTTGGTAATAGTTTGTCTAAGTAACTAGACATATTTTTTAAATTATCAAAATTCTGCCAACCATTCCCAGAAAGGTATTTTTTCAATTCGTCTGCTCTTGGTATATTTTTATTCTTATTTTTTATTCTATTATACTCAGCAGCATTCTTTTTATATTCATCATAATCAGGTAGCAAAAATTCAATTTCTTCCAAAGATGAAGCATTTGCGAGTTGTTTGAAGTCATATGTAGTTAACTCACCTTCAATTTGAATTACATCACCATCACCATAATTTTGATTAATAATAGAATTATTATCTTTTAAATCATTTAGTAGTAAATCTAATGAATAGTCATCAATTGCAGTTTCTATTAAATCTTTATTGGATTTTGAAAAGACGACTTGTGATGTTTCGGATTCTAATTCAGAATGTGTAGTATTAGCGGCTATTATTTTGTTAATTCCCATACTTCCGGAGGAAGTAGTAGATTCGGTTGATGAATCAGAGCTCGAATCTGTTTCCATATCCTCATTAACAAGTTTTGTCACTAAACCTTTGTTCATTTGGGCTAATATTGAATTAACAAAAACAGTATCTAAGTAAATAATTTCTTTCAAAGTACTCCTACCTTTCTTTCCTATTCTCCTCAACCCATTTTTCGATTTTTTCAATTTGTTCATCAGTTAATGGATTGTTATCGATATGTTCAAGTAGTTCTTGGATAAGTTCTTTTAAATCCCTTTTCATAGTTCCCCTTTTAGTCAGTCAAACCAGACTGTGATTTACTTGTTAAGCTATCATTAGTAAATTGTAAAACAAAGTTTGCACCGACGTTACCTTTGATACCAGTAATCCAGTTTGCTGTGACAGATTTTGAACCAGAAATCAAACTTTCACTTGTTGTATCAGGTTCACCCAGTGTGTTTACTACGTCAGCATAAGAAGTGCCAGTTGCTAAATTATTGAATTCAGTCAAACCAATTTTAGAATCACGAGAGAATTGGAAACCAGAAATCATTTTACTAGTAGCATTATTGTTGATAAATTGAATTGATATCGTAATGCCAGTAGCGTTACCATTACCAATCCAAGTGACTTGTTCTACGTTCATACCATTTAATGATGTTGTAGAAGTAGAAGCTGGATTTCCATAAGCATTTATAACAGTGTCTTTTGTTGTTCCACCTTCACCATTATTCATTAAATCACCAACAACTACAGAGTCATAAACTGATCTAACTGCTTTTTTAGTCTCTTCAGCAGATGTAGAAGAAGTAGTCTGCTCTACAGATGAACTTGAAGAAGTATTTTTATTGTCTGTCTTTGATGAAGAACACGCGCTAAGTGTTGCAACAGATAATAAAGTTAATCCTAGTAAACCAATTTTCTTCATTAATAATTCTCCATTCTCAGCTTTTAGTGTGGTTCAGTGATTGCACATAGTTTTAAACGATATCCATTAAATTATAATATTCATCAATAACCATACACTCATCAGCTACAGTTGTTAACTGATGTCTTTGCATGAAATTGACATAATTGAATTCATAATCCAATTCTTCAAGCTCTTCTTTTAGTAGAAGACGAATCATGTTCCGATTAGCCTGTAACTCAAATTGTTCATGACGTCTTTGGTATTGATTTGAATCGTGGTCAAGATGTCCAAGTTCATGATAGACAACTTTCTTCATAGCTTTTTCCGAAAGTGATTTATTGATAAATATGACGTTTATTTCATCAATATAGATTCCAGGACGTGGCCATAGTTCGTTATCAAAATAAGCCAACGACACTCCGTATGATTCAACAAGATCTTCAATAGTCATAGACTATTTTCCTTTGCTCAATTATTTTTTAGTTTCTACCTTTTAAGTAAATTTCAATGATATTTGTAATTGCATCAACATCTTCGTCGGTAAGTGGTTTGCCGTCGAATGTTTTTGCATTTTCTGCCATTCTACGCAAATCTTCAGTAGTATATCCAGCAGCTTCATTAGAAGCGATTTTGGGGTTGTCAGTACGACCTAACAAATAGTCAGTAGACACATTGAAGTAATCAGCGATTAATTGCAACCGTTCGGCAGAAGGTTGGTTTCTTTTGATTGCGTAAATAGCATTCTTACTTAATTCTAGTTTTTCCTCTAATTTAGAAATTGAAATTCCTCTATTGTTAGCGAGTTCCTTAATCCTGTCAAATGTTGAAAACATTGATTTATCAACCTTTCTAAGAGATTGACAAAAAATATTTAGAGAATTTTATAGAAATCTGTTGACAAACAGAAGAGAATACTCTAAAATAGTTTTTGTAAGTTAAAGAGTTAGTAAAACAACTTGTTAAAACTTATCAAAATTCAATATAGCTTTGGCGAGCGACAACAATTGATTTAATATTGTTTTATCAAGTATTTTCTCTATGCTCTTATTGTAGAGTATTCTCTATTTTATGTCAATGGTTTTTACTAACTTTTTAACTAATATTATATATTTTTTAGAAAGGAGTAAATATGAGCTTACAACACCAAAAATGGCTGACACTAGTTCAAGAAAAAATGTCACAAAAAGGTTGGTCGAAAAGTGATTTGGCACAAGTGTGTGGTGTTTCTTCGGCAATGATTACAAGGCTTTTGAAAGAAGGTTATGGTAGCGATAGTTTTAAATTACTAGTATCAAAAAAACTTGGCATTCGTGAACCTTGGGAAGAATTTGAGGGGTAATGTATGAACGAACAAAAAGAAAAACTAGCTGAAGATGGCGCTAGTTTGATAGTGTGGGCAGTTATTACGATTCTGTTGTATTGCTTTACAAGTGGTTGGCTATGGCTTGTGTTTAAATTCATCATGACGGTTATATTAATTTATAGCATTCGTGACTGGTTTGTAGAATGGACTTTATTTCTTAGTAAGTATAAAGTCAATAAATTCAAGTAACAATTCTTTTAGTGGAGGAAGAAAAAGTCCAACTAACCAAAAAATAATCTGAAATAGTTTGCTAGAGGTCTTCTCTTCGCTAATTCCAAGGTATTTAAGTAATTGGAGTGGAAGGGAAAGAACAAAGTGAATGAAATGGCGTAGAGAGTGAACATCTTGAAATTGAAGTTCGTAGTATGACTTTAAATTATCTAAAAGTACAATTTGGTCTCCTAAAATGTTCTGATTAAGACTAGGAAAACTAGCGATGACATCTATCTGATTAGTAGCAATTACATTAGCATTTCGTTGAACAATATTTTTGGCAAAACTTTCTTTACCATAGCGCTTCTTATATAACCTTGTGAAGACAGCATTGCTTGGTTTAACAGTTTCAGAGTCGGTTCTTATCCATTTGTCAAAATGTTCAGAAAGTTCTTTGACCTGTAGATAATCTGATTTTTTATCAGAGTATTCTAAATAACAAAAAAGAGCGATTATAACTATGATAGTTGCGTAGTAAAGCATATTTTACCTCCATTTTTTATTCCCATTATATCAAATTTAGAAAGGATAACACATGAAACTTAACGTAGAAATTACAAATCTAGCTGAGTTTATAACAGCAACAGAAGTAGCTCTAAAAAAAGCCGAAGAATTACAAAAAGCAATTCAACGACTTAATGATATTGATTTATTAATGAGAATCAATGAAAAAGATATACGAAGTGGAAATATAGCCACTGCATCCATTGATGCTGGTCAACTGTCAAGCCGACTTCAAAAAACATCAATCATAGGAAAGGAGCAAAAGCCTATGGAAAATTTAGCAAAAGAAGTGGAAGACTTAGTTAAAGTCAAAGCTACACAAGCATTGGTTCAATCTGAAACTTATCAGGAAGCCATTCTATTAGTCGGACAAAATGCAAGTTTAACTGAACATGGTCAGGCTATTAAAAAAGCTATTCAAGCTGAAATCGCAAGTCAAGCATTGAATAGCAAGATTAATTATAATTCTTCAACTTTAACTACAGCTGAAGAAGAGTAAACAACTGATGGATTTTCAACATCATAAAAAAATGAACTATTTACAAGCAATGTAGTAAAACTTGGAATTAATCCTTCTCGAATGTGGTTCCAAAGTGAAAAGAATTCACCTAATGAAGTTTCATTATCTCTTTTTACAATAGTTTGAAAACCTTGTTCTTCGTGAAAAATAATAGTTGAACCATCAGCAAACGTTACTTTAATTTTGGGCATAACTTTCACCTCCTTTCCAAAAATATTATATCACGGAAAGAGGTTAACTATAGAAAGGACGGTGCATGTATTTTGGACACAAAAAAAGCGACTGACGGCAATCAGTCGCATAACAAAAATAAACTTAACTAGATTATATCACATTTAAAGGGAGCACGCTATGCCGAAAGTCGAAATAACTTACAAGGCTGTCGGAATCAACGAAGATGCCGAGTGGGGCGATTATGACCACTTAATGCAACGTTGGGAAGGTTTGAGCAAGAGCGTTGCCAAACAGTGGGCAGCCGAAATGCGTGAACATCCAGAATTTAGGAAATATATTGATAATCCTACACATCGAATAGTTTTTATCAATTATAAAGGTTTTGAGCTGTTCGTCAAATGGAAATCGCGCAATAGGTATTTATCAAAGAAAGAAACATTAGCTGAAATGCTAAAAAACATGAAATTAGAAGCAGAGGTTTTATTATGACATTATTTAACTGGATTTTTACAAAACCTAACAAACAAGAAACTACTCAACCAGAATTCGTGTTTGAAAGTTGGGAAACAAAAGCAAAACGTTACGACAATGTTATTAAAGCGCAAAATGCTATGACACGATACATTCAAAGAGGTTGACATGATACAAGAAGTTATTAACGAAAATGAGTTCTTGAAAGACGAAAACAAACGTCTAAACAACGAACTGACAAAACATTACTTTGCGACAGTCGCAAAAGCAAATTTACTCGACATTATCATTGCTGAGGGCTATATCTTGCCATCAACGCTTGATAAATGTATCAATCAGCTTGATGAAGTTGACCAGCTAGAAATTAGAAAGGTTATGACAAAATGAGATTGGCGAAACAAAAATTAGGAGCTCAACAAAATGGATATGGTCGTATTGGGTGTGATATTGATATTTACAATGAAATCGCTGAAATTGCAGACAAATGTGGTTATACATTGACAAGTGTCACGAATGCACTGCTTGGCTTCGCTTTAGAAAACAGTGAAATTATCACGGAGACTAAAACGGTAGAAGTGAATACATTCAGAATTGGAAGTGAGGAATTTGATGGTAACAATTAATAAATTAGAAATTGAAAACGTCAAACGGATTAAAGCGGTCAAAATTGAACCGTCGGCAAGCGGATTGACTGTCATTGGTGGAAATAATAACCAAGGTAAGACCAGTGTTCTGGACAGTATCGCTTGGGCTCTTGGTGGTAATAAATACAAGCCAAGTCAAGCAGAGCGTGAAGGTTCAATGGTACCGCCTACGCTAAAAGTAACCTTATCAAACGGTCTTATCGTTGAACGTAAGGGGAAAAACAGCTCGCTTAAAGTCATTGACCCTAACGGTCAAAAAGCAGGACAACAGTTGCTTGATAGCTTTGTGGAAGAATTAGCTATCAATCTACCGAAGTTCATGGAAAGCACACCAAAAGACAAGGCTAACACGCTACTTCAAATTATCGGCGTTGGTGACCAGCTAGCTGAATTGGAACTAAAAGAAAAGGAAATCTACAACCAACGACATGCAATTGGTGTGATTGCTGACCAAAAGGAAAAGTTCGCAAAAGAACAGCCATATTACCCAGACGCGCCAAAAGAGCTTGTCAGCATTTCAGAACTTATTCAACAACAGCAGGCCATTTTAGCTAAGAATGGTGAGAACGCTCGTAAGCGTCAAAACGTAACAGTCATTCAACAAAATTACGACTTTAAGCAACAAGAAGTTGATGAACTTAAAAAGAAGCTTAGAGCGGCTGAACAACAATTAGACCAGCTAACGGAAGATTTACAAATTGCACAGACTGACGCTATGGACTTGCACGACGAGTCAACGGCTGAAATCGAAGAAAACATTGCACGTATTGACGAAACTAACAGACGTGTTCGTGCTAACTTAGACAAAGATAAAGCTGAGGACGACGCTAAACAACAACGTGAACAATACAATCAATTGACCAATGAAATTGAAGCTATACGCCAGCAAAAAACAGACTTGTTAACTAACGCAGACTTGCCACTTGAAGGCTTGTCAGTTAACAACGGTAAGCTTCTTTACCAAGGGCAAGAATGGGATAACATGAGTGGTTCACAACAACTTATGGTGGCTACTGCGATTGTTCGTAAACTTAAGCCAGAATGTGGCTTTGTTCTGATTGACAAACTAGAACAAATGGACCAAATCACACTTGAACAATTTGGCGCTTGGCTAGAACAAGAAGGCTTGCAAGCTATTGCCACAAGGGTGTCAACTGGTGAGGAGTGCGCTGTGATAATCGAGGACGGTTACTCAGTCGTTAACGAAGCACATCAACAATCAACAACAGCTAAGCCAGCATTTACAGCAGGTACATTTTAAGAAATAGGAGAAAAAAACAATGAAACAAACTGAAACATTTATCGTCTTTCGTGATAAGAAAACAGGAGCTTTCCTAGTGGACTATCAAAACAAAAAAACTTCTTTAGCTTTTAATTCTACCTGGAGTGATGATATTGAAAGTGCAATTAATATCACAAAAGAAAAATTTGAGGAAGAAAATGAACGTTACAAAGGAATGCTAGACGTCTTTGGCGCAGAACCGATTGAAGTCAAAGCAGAATACACGCTCACAACATTAGATGGTGAGGAACCAAAAGAAATCAAAGTGAGCAGTCAAAGTAAAGCTGAAATGTTGTTTGATGCACTTGACGATATTTTCGGAGGTGACGATTAATGCAAATTACAAAAGGAAAACGCGCACGAGCTCAAAAAGTAGTCGTCTATGGCCCTGAAGGTGTTGGTAAATCAACCTTTGCAGCGCAATTTCCAGAAACACTGTTTATTGATACCGAGGGTTCAACTGATAACATGGACATCTCACGCTTGGATAAGCCATCAAGCTACACAATGTTAAAAACTGAAATCGCTTGGCTGAAAGCTAACCCGACAGCTTGTAAAACACTTGTCATTGACACAATCGATTGGGCAGAAAGTCTAATAGTAGATGACATCTGTGCACTACATCAGAAAAAAGGTATTGAAGACTTTGGTTATGGTAACGGCTATGTTTATGTCAAAGAAGAGCTAGGACGTTTCTTGAACAGCTTATCTGAGCTTATCGATTTAGGTATCAATATTGTGTTAACTGCACATGCCCAAATTCGTAAGTTTGAACAGCCTGACGAGATGGGATCTTATGACCGCTGGGAGTTGAAACTCGGTAAAAAGACAAGTTCACAGACTGCACCGTTAGTTAAAGAATGGGCTGACATGGTTCTGTTTGCCAATTATAAAACAGTCGTTATGACAGCCGATAACGGTAAGAAAAAGGCTACTGGAGGACAACGTGTTCTGTATACACAGCATCACCCAGCGTGGGATGCTAAGAACCGTCACGGCTTGCCAGAAGAAATGCCATTTGATTATGCAGGCATTGCACACATCTTTAATCAAGCGCAACCACAGCCTACACCTCAACCACAACCACAACAAACAGCGCCTGAACCTGCTCCACAAGCACCAGCGCAGGAACAAACACCAACTGCCGAACCAGCGCCACAGGTTCAACCACAGGCGCAAGAAACACCACAGCAACCGTCACAAGCGCCTGAAAGCTTAACGCAGCCTGCGCCAGAACGTCAACCTTACCAAGAGCCTAATTTAGCCTTGCCACAGGCTCTGCGTGATTTGATGATACAAAATCAAGTCACAGAGCTTGAAGTCCAAAAGGCAGTTGCTCAAAAGGGCTACTACCCTGAAGACACGCCAGTTATCATGTACGACCCAGGATTTATTGACGGTGTTCTTATTGGCGCTTGGGACCAAGTGTTTAGCATGATTAAAGACAATCGTATCTTGCCATTTTAGAAAGGAATAACAATGGATAAAACAATTAAATTAGATCTATCTGCTATCGGTGAAGGAAGTTTACAAGAAAAAGTAGACAAAGAACTTGAAAAAATCTTTGATAATATTCTTGATCCAAACACCGAAAGCAAACCAGCGCGTAAGTTAACGATTACGCTCACAATGAAAGCTGACGAAAGTCGTCAAACGGTTAGCACAGCAATGGAAGTGAAATCAACACTAGCACCTCAAAAAGGAACGGCTACGACAGTTCTTGTTGGTCAGAAAGACGGTAAAGTCTATGCTAATGAGTTACTTAGTAGCATGCCTGGTCAAACTTACTTTGATAATGAAGCAGTTTTGCGCACTGACGTTGGCGAACCAATCGAAGCGCTAGAAAAAGGCATTAATGAAGATGTCATTGATTTCAATAAACAGAAAGCAGGTAATTAATTATGTCAGAAAACATTAAAGAAGCTATTGCATACGGCGTTGAGTTAGCAAGCCGTGAAGAAAAAATCATCACAGTTGATGACAAACACTACTATGATGACTCAAAAGCTAATCTTGTTGAGCTTGAACCGAAACTTTATCCAGATGTACTTGAATTATGCACGCTTGATAGTTTAGTCGACTACCTTAAATCAGGACTTAACAACACTAGCTATCAACGTTTAATGGTTATTGTGGAAAGTCCAACTCAAGTGTCTGTCTATACTGAAGATGATGAAAAAGCAGTACGTACACGTCTTGTTAGCGTTGAAGCACGTATCCCAAGTATTCAATACGGTTACTACATGTCATCAACTGACTTCAACGTTTACCTACAATCGAAATTTGAGGATACAGATGACCGTGACGTTGTTTTGAATTTTGCAAGTGCGCTTAAAATTGACAATGGTTCAGAAATTGTTGATAACGGTGTTAGCCAAACAACGACTGTTAAAACTGGAGTAGCTAACTTAGCAAAAGCTAAAGCACCAAACCCAGTCATGCTACGTCCATACCGCACATTTGCAGAGGTGGAACAACCAGCTAGCCAATTTGTATTTCGTATCGATAAAAACGCAGAAATGGCACTATTTAGCGCAGACGGTAGCAAATGGCGCTTAGAAGCAATCAACAACGTTGCTAACTACTTGAAAGCACAACTTGCAGAACAAAGTAATATTACAATTTTAGCTTAATCAAAAAGGAGAAATTAACATGACACAATTTAACAATAACTTTGACCATGAATTAGGGTGGGATGATGAAATTACCACAGACGCCAAAGAATTCGTACAGCTTGCACCTGGTGACTACCAATTCACAGTCACTAACTTAGAACGTGGACGTCACACGCCAAACCCTCAAAATCCAGGGAAACTGCCAGCTTGCAACAAAGCAACTGTCACTATTGTGATTGAAACTGCGGAAGGTGAAGCACAATTAACACATAATCTATTTTTGCATACATCAACTGAAGGTATGTTGTCGGCGTTCTTTGGTGCTATCGGCCAAAAGAAACACGGTGAACCACTTCGTATGAATTGGAATAGCGTTATCGGTGCTAAAGGTGTTTGCCGTATCAACAAACGTAAAGGTACTGGGCAATATGCTGATCGCGAATACGACAATATTAGAGCCATGATTTACGCTGATGACGTTGACTGGACAAAAGTGTTGAATGCGAATGTGCAAAGTCAACCACAGCAACCTACATATCAACAACCAATGCAACAAGCAGCACCTCAACAATACCCACAACAACCACAAGCGTCTCAACAAGCTGCAGGATTCCAAGCTGGGCAATTTTAAGAGGTAGCTAACAATGAAAACAAGAAAATTAAAGAATGATTTAACTGGTCAGACTTTTGGTTTTCTAAAGGTATTACGCCGTTCCGAAGATGTTGGGAACGGTCGTAAGCCTGTTGTTAAGTTTGTCTGCGAGTGCAAATGCGGAAAAACTATTCATGTTAAATCAGATTCCTTACTATCTGGTCACACAGTAAGTTGTGGATGTAAAAAAGTAAAACATGGATTTTCACACAAGGAGCGTTTATACCAAACATGGCTTAATATGCGTCAAAGATGTAATAATCCTAATCGTCCAGATTTTGCAAGATATGGTGATAGAGGGGTAAAGATTTGTGACGAATGGCAGGATTATTCAAAATTCAGAGAATGGTCATTATCACACGGATATGCCGACAACTTATCGATTGACCGCATTGATGTTAATGGTAATTATGAACCCTCTAATTGCAGGTGGGTAGATAACTATATTCAAGCAAACAACACTCGTAAAAATCATTTGATTACATTTGAAGGCAAAACTTATACAATGGCAGAACTTGCCAGAAAGCTAGGGGTATCTTATGCAGCATTACAGCACAGAGTAGAGCGAGGTTGGACGATTGATAGAATCGTCAACACACCTCAAAGGAGTTGGTGAAATGGAATTACGAAGCTATCAGCAAGAAAGTATTGACTCTATTTTGTCAGAATGGGAGCAAGGTCATAAAAGAACGTTATTAGTTTTGCCAACAGGGTGTGGGAAAACCGTAGTCTTTACTAAGTTAACCGAGGAATTGGTTAGGCAAGGAAAACGTGTTCTTATTTTAGCTCACCGCTCGGAATTGCTAGAACAAGCAGCAGATAAATTAAAAAAAGTTACTGGGCTTGGTGCCTCGGTCGAAAAAGCTGAGCAGACTTCGCAAGGGTCATGGTATCGTGTAACTGTTGGTAGTGTCCAAACGCTTCAAAGAGATAAACGACTTGAACAATTTCCAAAAGATTATTGGGATGTCATTATTGTAGACGAAGCGCACCATATTTTAGCTGATGGTTACCAAAAAGTAATGAATTACTTTGATTGCGCAGATGTATTGGGAGTTACAGCTACAGCTGACAGATCTGATCGTCGCAATCTAGGCGAATATTTCGATAGTCTAGCTTACGAGTATTCGATTGTTGATGCTATCAAATCTGGCTATTTGTCAAAAATCACAGCAGTTACTATCCCGTTGACGTTGGATTTATCAAGTGTTAGTCAACAAGCGGGTGATTTCAAGGCTAGCGAAGTTGGAACAGCGCTAGACCCATATTTGGAACAAATCGCAGATGAGATGGTTAAACAATGTGCAGACAGAAAGACGGTTGTGTTTTTGCCACTTGTCAAAACATCTAAGAAATTCCGTGACATTTTAAACAAGAAGGGCTTTAAAGCTGCTGAAGTGAATGGTGAGTCAGAAGACCGTGCAGAAATCTTAGCTGACTTTGACGAAGGTAAATACAATGTTCTTTGTAATTCAATGTTACTGACTGAAGGTTGGGACTGTCCAACTGTTGACTGTGTTGTAGTATTACGACCGACAAAAGTAAGAGCATTATACAGCCAAATGGTAGGGCGTGGTACACGTTTAGCTGAAGGTAAAGAGAATTTGTTGATTCTGGATTTTCTTTGGCACACAGAACGCCATGAACTATGCAGACCAGCACATCTAATCACTGACAGCCCAGAAGTGGCTAAGAAAATGGTTGAAAACATGGCTGAACAGACGAACCAACAATTTGAATTGCTGGAAGCTGAAGAGACAGCTAGCAAAGATGTAGTTGCTGAACGCGAAGAAGCACTTGCAAAACAATTGTCAGAAATGCGCAAGCGTAAACGTCGATTAGTTGACCCACTGCAATTTGAAATGTCTATCCAAGCAGAAGACTTAGCAGACTACGTGCCAGCCTTTGGAATTGAGATGACACCACCAACAGACAAGCAGTTAAAAGCGTTAGAGAAGTTCGGCATCTTTACAGATGACATTGGTAACTTTGGTAAGGCTAGCAAATTGTTAGACAGACTTAAAAAACGTCAAACAGAAGGGCTAACCACACCTAAACAAATTCGTTTGCTTGAACGCTACGGTTTTAAAAATGTTGGTATGTGGACATTTGACAGCGCAAGTAGCCTAATCAACCGCATTGCAGCAAATGGTTGGCGAGTGCCCCGCGGTATTCGACCAGCGGAATTTAAACCAGAATAAATAAGAAAGGATAAACATGGCAGAGAGAGATTTTGACCTGCTACCATTGCTGGATTATATCAATCCTGCCATGGTAGATTATGCGACTTGGTGCCAAATTGGTATGGCTTTAAAGCACGAAGGCTATACCGCGATGGATTGGGATAATTGGTCACAGGCTGATACACGATATAAGAAAGGTGAATGTTTCAAAAAGTGGGCAACCTTCAACGAAGAAGCAGGTAGTGTCGTAACAGGAGCTACTATCACGCAACTAGCAAAGGATAATGGCTGGCAACCTGCGTCAAGTGGTCGCGGTGATTTCCATGAGCTTGATTGGGAAGACACCATTGACCGTGACTATCAAATCGTTGATAAGAACTGGATTGAATCCAAAGAAATCAGAGAGCCGCTAAATTGGCAACCTGCACAAGATTTGATTAGATATCTAGAAACCTTGTTTGATTCAACGGATCTAGTCGGCTACGTGACTGCGACATATCCAATTGAAACAGACAATGGTACGATTTACAAACCAACACAAGGAAACTTTGATAGGACAGCTGGTGAACTTATCCAGTTGTTGCAAAAGACACCTGACGATATTGGCGCTGTCTTTGGCGATTATAAGGAAGAAGCGGGTGCGTGGATTCGTTTCAATCCACTTGACGGAAAAGGCGTCAAAAATGACAACGTCACAGATTATCGTTACGCACTCGTTGAATCAGATACATTAGACATTGGTAAGCAATATGCGCTGTTTAAAGAGCTTGAACTACCAATTGCAACTTTGGTTCATTCTGGTAAAAAATCACTACACGCAGTCGTGAAAGTAGACGCCAGAGATTACCAAGAATACCGCAAACGTGTCGACTATATTTACCAAATCTGCAAGAAAAACGGACTTGATATTGACACACAAAACCGCAATCCAAGTCGTTTAAGTCGCATGCCTGGTGTGACACGAAACGGACACAAGCAATTTTTGATTGACACCAACATTGGTAAAGCAAATTATGATGAATGGTATCAGTGGGTCGAAGATTTAAACGACGACTTACCAGACCCTGAAGGACTGTTAGGCAGCTGGAACGACATGCCAGACTTAGCACCAGAATTGATTCACGGCGTGTTGCGTCAAGGACATAAGATGCTTATCGCTGGTCCTTCCAAAGCTGGAAAATCATTCGCCTTGATTGAACTATCAATTGCGATTGCAGAGGGAAGCAAGTGGTTAGGTTGGCAATGTGAGCAAGGACGCGTCTTATATGTCAATCTGGAACTTGATAGACCGTCAGCGCTACACCGTTTTAAAGACGTGTACGACGCTATGGGACTTCAAGCAAACAACGTCCAAAACATTGACGTCTGGAATCTTCGTGGTAAGACTGTGCCAATGGATAAGTTAGCACCTAAGCTGATCAGACGTTCACTTAAGAAAAATTATCAAGCGGTCATCATTGACCCGATTTATAAGGTGCTGACTGGGGATGAGAACAGCGCAGACCAAATGGCGCACTTTACTAACCAGTTTGACAAAGTAGCTACTGAGTTAGGCTGTAGTGTGATTTACTGTCACCACCATTCAAAAGGTGCTCAAGGTGGCAAGAAATCAATGGACCGTGCCAGCGGTTCAGGAGTATTCGCTCGTGACCCAGATGCACTAATTGACTTAGTCGAACTTGAACTAAACGACAATCTGATTAAACAGCGTACTGACAAAGCGAAATGTGACGTCTTTAAACGTGCTATCCAAGAAAAGAACCTAGACTATTACCAGCATGAAATCACACTTGATGACTTGCAAAGTGTCGCACAGATGAGTAAACATTTTGACAAAGCACTTGACGACATCATGGTCAGAAAGCCATACTTGCACGAAATCCAGCAAGTGGAAGAATCTATCAAGATTGCCACAGCATGGCGTGTTGAGGGGACGCTTCGTGAATTTGCGAAATTCCCACCAGTCAACATGTGGTTCAGCTATCCAGTGCATGATGTGGATATGACGGGAGTTCTTGCGGATATTCAATTGGAAGATGATAAGCCCCTTTGGCAAAAAGCAAAAGAATCACGAAAAAGTAAAGAACAGAACTTAAAAGAACGAAACCAAAAATTAGAGACAGCTTACAACGCTTTATTTGATGGTTCAGCTCCAGTTACTGTTCAAGAAATTCGTGAATATTTAGATTTAAAATCAAACAAAAGTGTAGAAAATTATATCAAAGAGCACAACGGTTTTGATGTTAAAAAAGGAATTGTATTCCAAGTTTCAGTAAACCAAGAAGTGGAAAAGAAAGAAAAAAACTAGAAGAATTCTAAAGAAAAATCTTGTTATTTTCTTTTCTTAAATCGGAAAAATACTAGTTATTTTCTTTTCTTGTTAATTTTAGAAAAATCGGAAAAATACTAGTTATTTTCTTGAAAAAATATCGCTATAACTCTTACAGAGTTATTAAAAGTGTTTTTCCTTCGTCAAAAAGTCAAAGAGAAAAGGAAAAGGGGCTATAAGCTCTGCCCCTTTATCCTTTGTCTCATCTTTGACAAAGCGCGTGAAAAACAACTATAAATCAAAAAAGTAGAAAAATGAGGTGTAAAAAATGGAAGCTTATAACCAACGAATGGTAAACGAATATAGAGAACTAAAAGAACGTACTGATAAACTAGGGATTATGCTTGACAGATGGTTATTTAATGATTTGGATTTTGAACCCTCTTGTCCATTTGAGTTACTTGATAGCCAGTTTCATGTAATGAAAGTATATCTTAGTATTTTAAAACAGCGTGCTGAAATTGAAGGTGTGTCACTTGATGATTGAATTCTTTATCCCAATGAAGAAAATTCCAACAGTTACTCACCAGCAAAAGAAAGTTCGTGTTATACATGGTAAGCCACAATTCTATGAGCCAGACGAGCTAAAGGAAACGCGGGCAATGTTCATGAATTTGTTAGCATCATATGCACCTAATGAACCTATGAACGGTCCGTTGAGATTGACGACTAAATGGCTATTTCCAAAAATCAAAGGTACGACTAACGGTCAGTACAAGCATACAAAGCCTGATACAGATAATCTTGTTAAGTTGCTAAAAGATTGCATGGAAAGAACAGGATTCTATGTCAATGATTCAAGAGTGGCTAGTGAGATAATCGAAAAGTTTTGGGCTGATACGGTCGGAATATATGTGAGGTTGGAAAACTTATGAGTAAACATATGAATAACTTAAGAGCTAAGCACGCCGTGACGTTTTCAGAACACCACACAGAAAATGCGCTAGAAACCTTAGATGCGTTCATTGCGTGGACGAAAGAAAAGCAGCTTAAAAGCTATCTTGAGATTGCTAAATTGCTGTATGTGCCACCAAATGAGGTACAAAAATTACTAACACGAGCCAAATTGCCAGATGAGCGTATTGAAAAGCGAATGAAAGAGGTTATGCGTCATGAAGATTGATTATATTGATTTCTTTCAAAATGAAGTCACAGCATGGATGATGGCTAGCAATATGAAATCACAAGAAGTTGGTTTTGGAAGTCTCGCTTACTGGGAATGGGCTAATCAGTCCATTGTGGCTATCTGCGAGAAATACGGTAATGATGAATTAGTTAACGGTCAGTTTCACTTAATCTGGGACTGGTTAGATAAACAAGCGAAAGGAGTAGGCAATAATGATTGATTTCATGTGGTTAGTAATACAATTAATATTCAGCTTAGTGTGTATTACAGCACTTATATTTCTTTTAATTTTATGTATTTGGTGCATCATTGCAACAGTAAAATTCATTATTAAAAATTTGTGAGCTTATTTGAGGGTCATTCCTCAAATAGGCATAACAGCTATCATCATTAAAAATTTTTAGAAAGATGAGCTATGACCTTAGTTTTGATAGCTGGACTAAGTGAGCGACTCCATTAATAATTAATTTCTAGTGGTAATTCGGTAGCAATGCAGTTCTAAGCTGAATGAGTGAGTGCAACTCTCACTCTTGCTATTAGACTGGTAACTAAAAATTAAAAAAGAAAGTAGGTTCAATGATGACTGTTTGCCAGTCGACAGTCTAGAACTCCTTTGTATTTTCCAGATTTTTTAAAATAATCATTCGGTGCCTATGATGGTCTTGAGCGTGATTCGATTTCACGCATAGGCATAACCCGAAATATTTTATATGGTTTTGTGAGGTGAAAAAAACTTCTTCTTACACAAATTAGTATATTCGCTAGTGAAGTTTATCGGGTTACTTGCTAGCAACATAGCGAAATCAAAAATAGAAAAGAGGAACTCCTTAAAATCTTTCTGTATTAAATCAATCTAACGCTAATTATCGCTAGTTAGTTATTATGCAAGGCGCCGTTTATTCTTCGTGGTAACTCAATGTTTGGGTCGTGCGCCTGCCCATTTTTGTAGAAACGCAAAAAAGCCCCTGCTTGCACAAGGACCTAAGATATATATAAATGACATTTATATTATATCATAAAGGAGCTGTGAAGTAGTGGGAAAATTGAGTAATTCACAATTAAAAGCACTTGATGAGCTATTGTTTGATTATGTAAGTATTGACCATAAGATTGCTGTTAGAAAGCTAGAAATTAGTGACGTTCCAAACACAGATGAAAACGTAGGTGGTGGACGTTCTAACATTGTGTCTAAGCCGACTGAGAATTTAGTTGCTAAATGGGATAGCGACCAGCGGTTAAATAGTTTGTACGCACAGAAATATGCAGTAGAAAGCACGTTAAGCACGTTAGATGAAGATATGACAAAAATCTTTTGGCTACGTTGGTCCCGTGGTAGTGTCAATACGTGGGAAGAAATCGCTGATAAAATGGCATATGACCGAAGCACGATTTACCGCAGACGTCAACGTATTTTAGAAATTTTTGCTGACTTTTATGGTTTTTCGTAAAAGTTGCGACTTTTGGCACTATTTGTCGCACGAAAAATGTTATATTATGGTATCATCAAATGTTTAAGATAAGGACGAGGTTTATTGAGGGTCTTTCTCGTCCTTATTTTTGTTGGGTCCGCAACAGGTCAGGTCACAATGGCTAGAGTTGAAAAATAAAAGGTAAAGGATTAAACATCTTGTGACAGATGCCTAAAAAACGATACACGATTCAGGTTGAGTGTATCATGCTTGTCTGTGCAACCTTTTGGACAAGTAGTAGGAATATAGTACAAATAGTTAGTACAGCTAGATTTTATGCTAGAGATGCGGGTGCAACTCCCGCTATTCCTCTAACAGTCACACGTTTGTGTGGCTTTTTATTTTGGATTGGGAGGTGATGGAAAATCACTAAATTAACTTTAAAACAACAACGTTTTGCAGATGAGTACATCATCTCTGGAAATGCAACGGATGCAGCTGTTAAAGCGGGTTACGCTACAAGGTCAGCTAGGGCAATTGGTCAAGAAAACTTGACAAAACCTGACATAAAATCTTACATTGATGAACGCTTATCTGAAATCCAATCAGAAAAAATAGCTAATCAAGAAGAAGTCATGCAAGTTTTGACTTCGGTCTTACGTGGTGAACGTGAAGAAGAAGTTGTTGAATTAAATAAAGAAACTGGTATGTTTGTTAAAACGACCAAAAGGCCCGATACATCAGCTGTTATTCGTGCAGCAAACGAAATTATGAAACGTTATCCACTGCCTAAAGAGATTAAATTCGAAGCCAACGTCACAACAAACAAACTTGACGGTATTTTGGCACAGTTAGAAGATGATAGCTCATGAGCAACATGATTCTATCTGATAAATATAAAGCGTTCTTGCGACACAATGCTAAAGCCGAAGCTCTTGAAGGAACAACAGCTGCTGGAAAGACAACGGTTGGTACTTTTAAATTCATGTTAAAAGTCGCTAAGTCATCTAAAAAGTTACACTTTATTGCTTCAAAATCAATTGGTGACGCGGAAAAGAACATTATTAATTCTGATTTGGGGATAGTTGATATTTTCGGAGAGTTGGTCGATTATCGTGGGAATGGTAGTCTTGATTATAAAATTCCACATTTGGTTTATCACGTCGATAACAAACCAGAGAACGATAAGATTATTTTCGTTCTTGGGTATGAGGATAAAACCAAATGGAAAAAGGCGCTGGGTTCACAATTTGGTTGTGGTTACATTGACGAAATCAACACGGCTGATACAGACTTTGTTCAAGAATCAACTATGCGCTGTGACTATTGGATGTGCACCATGAATCCAGACGACCCAACATTACCAATTTATGAGCAATACATCAATCGTTTTCGTGCTTTGCCAGAATATGAACAAGATACGCCAAAGGAAATTCGAGAAGAATTAGACAAACAACCAGCGCAACCAGAATGGACGTACTGGTTTTTTAATTTCGACCATAACGCAGGACTGCCAGAGGATAAAAAACAACAGATTATCAATACGGTAGCACCTGGAACAAAGATTTATAAGAATAAAATTTTGGGTTTACGTGGGCGGTCAGAAGGTCTTATTTTCTCTATGTTCGAGAGACAGTGCAATGTCATTACACGTAAGCAAGCTAAATCGTTTAGCTATGCGCAGTTTTCGTGTGGTGTTGATACGTCTTATTCTGAACAGTCAAACGACACAATCGCTTTTATTTTTCAAGGTATTACGCGAGACGGTAAGCTAGTAACACTTGCCGAACGAGTTTACAACAATAAAGATTTGAGCGGTGATAAGATAGCGCCATCAGATACAGTTGAGTTACTACATAAATTCTTAAACGACTGTAAGGACGATTGGGGCTTTGCACGTAGAATTTACGTTGATAACGCAGACCAAGCAACAATTATGGAATTGAGGAAATACGCTAATAAATATGGTCTGCTATACGAGTTCATGAATGCGAACAAGAAAGTTAAAATCATTGACCGTATAAATTTAATGGCTAGCTGGATGAAGCAAGGTTATTACTTTGTCGTTGACGACTGTGAAAATCATTTACATGAATTAGATGTCTACAGCTGGAAAGAAGGCAAGGATGAGCCAGAGGACAGAAACGACCACACCATCAATGCTTGTCAGTATGGCTTTATTCCGTACGTCAAAATAATTGGTGAAAGGCAGAATAATTCTAACCAGTTCGATACGCTTCGGGCTGGTTTTGGTTTGTAATGAAAGGATATTATGACATACAAAGAAACTTTTGTAGATAGCACAGGCAAGAGCAATTTACTTGAATTACGTTTCCACCGTGAAGCACGGATGAGATACAGTGTTCATGATTTAGACACGTTATTTGCTGATGACTATCGCTTACTTAAGGAAATACTACATCACCACGAAACAATACAGAGACCACGTATTCAAGAATTGCTTGATTATGCTGAGGGAAATAATCACGATATCAGTAAAGCTGGTAGACGTCGTGATGATGACATGGCAGACACTCGTGCCATTCATAATTTTGGACGTGCAATTGCTGTATTCAAACAAGGGTATTTGGTTGGTAATCCTATTCAGGTTTCTTATGAGGATGACAGCTATCAGGAACAATTGGACGAATTAGCTAAGCAAAATGATTTCCACCAGCTAAACCGTTCACTAGTACTTGATTTGTCTAAGACTGGTCGTGCTTATGACTTGGTTTATCGCGCACAAGATGATACGACACGAGCAGTTAAGCTAGATCCGTTAGGGACATTTGTCATTTATGACGACACTCTGGAGATGCACAGTGTCGCTGGTGTACGTTACTATCAAGCTAATCCGTTTGATGACAAGAAAAAAATTGTTGAAGTCTACACGCCAAGTGACATTATGACGTTTGAATATGACGGTACACTTAACGAAATCAACAAAACCCCACATGCGTTTAAGTTAGTTCCAATCACGGAATATATGAATAATTCAAACGGGTTAGGTGATTATGAGACAGAGCTGTCATTGATTGACTTGTATGATGCTTCACAGTCAGACACAGCTAACTATATGCAGGACTTATCAGACGCTATTTTGGCTATCATAGGTCGTGTTAACTTCCCAGCCGATTGTGATACAGCACAGAAGCAGATTGAGTACATGCGTAAAATGCGTAAAGCTCGTTTGTTAAACTTAGAGCCACCTATTGACCAAGAGGGTAACGAAGGAACAGTTGACGCTAAGTATTTGTACAAGCAATATGATGTTAATGGTACTGAAGCTTACAAAAAACGTGTTGTTAATGACATTCATAAGTTTACCAATACACCAGATATGACCGACGATAATTTTGCTGGTGTTCAGTCTGGTGAAGCTATGAAATGGAAAGTGTTTGGTCTTGACCAGGAACGTGTTGACATGCAAGCTTTGTTTGAAAGGTCTCTTAAACGTCGTTATCGCCTAGTGGCTAACATTGGAAAAGTTGCTCGTGAAATGACAGATTTTGACGTATCTAAATTAATCATTACATTTACGCCAAACTTACCTGCAGACACAGCAAACATTGTCACAAATGCTAAGAATCTGTATGGCATGGTCAGTGATGAAACTGTTTTTGATATGCTTCAAACGGCGACTGGTGTTGATGCTAAAATTGAAATGGAACGTTTGAACTCCGAAGAACCACAAGAACCAGAACCACGAATTGGTGAGGTGACTGCTGATGAGCAAGAAGCACAATGATTACTGGTCAAAGCGTAGTGATGACATTATGCACTATGTTGACGGTACAGACATTGATATGTTTGCTGAATTGCAAAAGGTTTATGTTGAGCAATCAGCAGAGCTCCAACGTGATTTGTTTGCATTTGTGACTAAATATGCAGATGATAATAAAATGAGCTATTCTGACGCCCTACAGCGTCTTAGAGGAGTTGACCTATCAAATTATCAAGCTAACGCTAAGAAGTACCGTAAACAAGCTGAGAAAGACCCAGAATTGCTCAAACGACTTAATGAACAGTATGCTAGCTCAAAAGTGACACGACTAGACGCGTTAAATCTTGAAATGACATACAAAGTTGGTGTTATGCAAGAGATTATTGAAAAGTCGTTTGAAAATTATCTGAAGTCAACTGCTAAATATGCTTATAAGAAAGCCATGGGTGGCAATAGTGGGGCTTTAAATGAACCAGCGCTGAAAGAACTTATCAATACACCGTTTAATGGTCGGAACTATTCGCAGCAAGTTTGGGGCAATACAGATGATTTAGCCAGGGATTTAAGAGACGTTCTGAAGCGTGGTTTTATTCGTGGTGATGATGTTCGTAGCATGGCTGGGGAACTTGCTAAGAAGTACAATGTAGCACGTTCGCGAGCGCAAACACTTATTAGGACTGATGGCACAGCGATTGTCAATCGTTCAGCTATCAAACGTTATGAAGAGTCTGGTTTGGAATTCTATCGCATATCTGTACAGATGGACAATAGGACATCACAGATTTGTAAGAGAATCCACAGTGAAGATAAGCGTTACAGAATTGATGAGTTTGAAACTGGTGTCACTGCACCGCCTTTCCACTATAATTGCCGTTCTGCTGTTATTCCTGATGAAGATGAGTTAGACGAACAATCGTTAAGAAATATTGGAAAAGCAAATGTAGATAGCTTATTTGAAGATGTATCAAAGATTTGGGATGAAGTTTCTCATGGCGTGGTAGATAGAGAACAAATAAGAAATAAGTTGCAAGATAGGTATGATATAGGCGTTTTATCGTCTAAAATTAGTCGATATGCGGCATTTAATAATGTTTATATAGACGGCAATAGTTTATCTTCATCTTTGCATTCTCATGGTCAACAGTATACTTTAGATGAATTTAAATTGATTGAAGATGTAATTAAAAAAACTTATTTAGCTCTTGATAATTCTTCAAGGGTGGAAGGTTCACTTCTTCTTTATGCTAAAATACCTAACAAAGACCGTTTAGTTATGGAAGCAGTTATTATTCCTCGTGATGAAATGATGATGATTCATTTCAATAAAGTAGGTATTAGGCAAGAGAAGAAGAATAGAAAAAACAATGTAATACTTTACGAAAAAGGCAAAGAATAGTATAATATAGGTGAGAAAAGATAGAGGTTGAGAATCTGTCACCAACACGCCGCTTAGCTAGCGGGTCAGAAATGCGGGAGCCTCGACAGTCCCGCCTATCTTATTACTATTTGCGCTTAGAGTTATAATCTAGGCGCTTTTTTTGTACCCAAAAAGGAGAAGATATGTTTATTTGGCAGTTAATTTTAAACGCACTAGGTTTGTTAGTTTTAGTGATTATTTGTGGCTTCATTGCTATTGCAGTAAAAAGTTTTATTAAGGAATTGAAAAAATAACTTGGCTGAACTGTTCGGAATTTCCGAATGGTTCTTTTTGTGGAAGATTACTCAAGTGGTTAAGAGGGCAGGTTGCTACCTTGCTAGGCGTGTAAAAGCGTGCGTGGGTTCGAATCCTACATCTTCTGTTGACGTGGCTAGTCATTAAATAAGCCAAATAATAACTTACTAGCGTGGCTTATTGCGTTAGGTATGGAAATTACATTCGGACAAGACTAGAAAACGTGAGACGTCCGTTTTTGTGGCTTTAAGAACGTTTGGAAGTATCTAGCAAGATAGGACTAGCATGGGAGGAACAAAAATGAAAAAAGAACTTTTAGCACTTAACATGCGTAACTTACAACTTTTTGCTGATGGTAGCGAAGCTGGTGCTGACGACAACGGCGGTGCCGGCACAGAGGGCAACGAAAGCAATAACAACGGTAATGATAACGGTCAAGAGTTCAAAGGTCCGCAATCACAGTCAGAATTAGATAGTCTTACGAATAAAGCTGTGCAAAAAGCTTTAGAAAATTACAAAAAAGGTGAGCAAGAGCGTATTAAACAACGTATTTCTGAAGCTCTTGAAAAAGAAAAAGATTATGCTAATTTATCGGCTGCTGAGCGTGCTAAACGTGAATTCGAAGATAGTAAGTCAGCTTTTGAACAAGAAAAAGCACAATTTGAACATGAAAAATTAGTCGTTCAAGTTGAAAAGGACCTTGTTTCAAAAGGGTTACCAGCTGATTTTGCCGAATTATTAACCGTTGGTGATGCCGAACAAGCACTTGAACAAGTCAGCAAATTTGAAAAAGCCTTTAACGACGCTGTTAACGCTAAAGTCAAAGTATCATTACGTCAGCCAGCACCTAATGCAGGTGGTAATGGTGCTTCACAAACGAATTATGGTGCAAGTCTTGCCAAAAATTCAATTAAAACTGGTGAGAAACTATTTTAAAGGAGAGCTTATATGCCAACTAAGAAATTATTTGGAAATGCTGAAATTCTTCATAATTTACCTTACGAAGCGATTTCAGTTACTGTTGACAAGTCAACAACAGGAACAGTTACAGAAAATGCACGTACAATTTTAAAAGCTGGTACGTTAGTAGCTGGTGATGGTGCTTCAATCTTTGATAACCGTACTAAAAAAGTAAAAGCTAATGCAGAAACACCAGACGGCGTTTTGCTTTATGATGTTGATGTTACAGAAGACGATGCAGTTGCAAGTCTTGTCTATCGCGGTACTTTGCGAGAAGACAAAGTCAATGGTGGTACAGTACCTGAAGGTGCTAAAACTGCTTTGAAACATATCCAATTTGTGAAAGGAGCTTAATTTATGCCTTTAATTTATGATGTTATGACAGCGGGGAATGTGTCTGGTTACTGGAATACTAGTCAACAAGCAGTTGATTCTACAATCGGTGAAAAAGTGTTCCCTGCTCAAAAACAACTTGGACTGAAATTATCTTACGTCAAAGGTGCGTCTGGTCGTCCGGTCGTATTGAAACCGTCTGCTTTTGATACAAAAGCAACACTTCGTGAACGTATGGCTGTTGAATTGGTTGATAAAGAAATGCCGTTCTTCAAAGAAGCTATGCTCGTGAAAGAAGCTGACCGACAACAATTGAACCTTATTGCTCAAACTGGTAATCAAACATTGATTGATACAATTACAGCTGGTCTGTTTGATGATGCAACAACGTTACTTTCTGGTGCTCATGCTCAATTAGAAGCTATGCGTATGTCAGTACTTGCGACTGGTAAGATTGCTGTTATCTCAAACGGTGTTGCTCTTGATTTTGATTATGGTGTAGCTGATGACCATAAAGGAAAAGTCAAAACAGCGTGGTCAGATGCAGATACAGCTACACCGCTCAAGGATATTGACACAGCTATTACAGCGATTGAAGAGCTTGGTAACAAGGCGGAAGTAGCTTACATGAGTGCTAAGACATTTGCGCAACTTAAAAACGCTAAATCTACAACAACATTGATTAAACCGCTTGCACCAACAGGAGCAGGAGTTACTAGCCAAGAATTGAAAGACTATATCCAAGATAATTATGGTTTGACTATTGTTGTTAAATCAGGTACTTACAAAGATGCTGATGGTAAAATCAAAAAATATTTCCCAGATGATAAAGTCACTTTTGCACCAAATGCGGCACTTGGTAAAACAATGTTTGGTACAACGCCTGAAGAATCAGATTTGATGGGTGGTAACAACGCTGTTGATGTGTCTATTGTTGATACTGGTATCGCAATCACAACTAAGAAACTTGATGATCCAGTCAATGTTAAAACTAAAGTATCTATGATTGCTTTACCATCATTTGAAAACATTGACGAAGCTTATATGCTTAGCACTACACCAGAAGTTTAATCGGGAGGTAGTTAATGGCTAAAGTAATTGCAGGTTTTCGAGACAAAGAAACACAGATTGTCTATGTAATCGGTGACGATTACGACGGTTCCCGTGTTGTTGAACTTACAAAAGCTGGTTTCTTGAAGAAAGAAGCTACAAAGAAAGCCACTAAATAATAAACAGGAGGTGTTCAATGACGCTGACACCACTTGATGAAACTAAAATTATCCAAAATGTTAAATTGGATTTAGAAATTACTGATAAATTACAGGACGGTTTGTTAAAAATGCTGTTAGACCGAGTGGTAAAACATTTTAAAGCAGAATATGGCGTGTCTGACATTGACGACGCCTATTCTTTTATCTTTGAGGATTGTGTTATCAAGCGATTTAATAGACGTGGTTCAGAAGGGGCACAGTCAGAAAGTGTGGAAGGACATTCAGTTTCCTATTATGAAAACAAGAACGAGTTTCTTCCCTATGATGACATGTTGCAAAAAGTTTTTGGACAGTCTGGGCAGTCACGACCAGGACGGGTGTTTATCTTATGAGATATGCTGACAGAGTTATTCTAATCACCGAAACGACCGAAGCTGATTTTTTAGGTGATAAGGTTATCAAAAAAGAAAGCCAACCGATACCATGTTTTCGTGGTGGACTAACCATTGAAGAACAAATGGCAGTTTTTGGTAAGTACAGTCTTGATAACTTTAAGTTATATTTAAAAGGTCATTATGATGGATTTGAAACAGTAAAATATCACGGTAAGACGTTAATGATTGCTGGCAAGATTCATCACAATAATCACACGGTGATTTATTTATGAGCGTATCTTTTAAGGTCAAAGGTGTAGATCGCCTGGTTAGGCAGCTTGCTATTAAAAGCAAACAAGCTCGTATTGCGACTGATAGACAGTTAGAATTATCTAGTAAACGTATTGAACGCATGGCTAAGGTAAAAGCGCCAGTTGATACTGGTGCACTGAAAAATACAATTTTTTCAGCAAAAGCAGGCAATCTAACTTATAAAGTTACTGCACCACAGCATTATGCGATATATGTGGAAAAAGGAACCCGAAAAATGCGAGCACAACCGTACTTGAAACCAGCACTTGATGCTGAACAACCAAAATTAATCAGCAATTTACGCAAATTATACGAAAGATAGGTGATATATGACGACTTATTCACCATCAACTTTATTTTTAAAAGAACTACACGATAGATTGGAAGTGTTAGCTATTCCAATCTATTTTTATTTGCCAAATTCTGACGTTCTAGAGCCGTTTATTGTGATTGGGTCTAATTCATCAGACACATCTCAAACAGCACAAACTGGGGCTATTATTGAGGACATCACGGTAAATATTGACATCTTCCTAGACGGTTCAAGTAGAACTGATGCAGAAGAAATTAAATCTAAGGTTTTAAGAGCGTTAGGGCGTAGAAACGCAACAGCTAACATTATTCCAGATAACAGCATAGGGCGTGAAGTATATCACGTCTCTATTGTTGTGTCTGACACTATTTATTAAAAAAGGAGACAAATTACATGACAGAACAAATTACAGTAACGACTGCTAAGCCGTTAGCAGGTAAAAAAGTCTTTTATTTCATTCAGTCTATTCATGCTGCACTTGGCAGCAATGCTATCTTACCAGCTTATCGTACAGGCGGCAGTTTGACACTTGGTGCTGAATATTCGGACGAACAAACACAACAAGGGCTTTTGCTTGATAAAACAAGTACCAGCCACGAAATCGACTTGACGACTAAATTTGCACCAAAAGACCCTTCAATTGAAATTATCGAGCAAGCGAACGACACAGGAGAATCAGTTAAGATTTGGCGTGTGCTTGTTGATGAAACATTGAAAACACAAGATGGTGAACCTAAAAAAGATTTTTATCCTGCCAAATTTGGCTATGCGAAGATTGGTGATATTGAATATAGTGAAGATATTGAAGATATTATCGAAGCTAGCTACACAGCAAGTATTGTCGGCAAGCTAAAAAATGGTAAATTTCCATTGACTGCCGAAGAAATTGCTTTGTTTGATGAAGTTTATGACTATCAAAACCCAGGTGAAACAACTGGTGATTACGATAACATCAAAAAAACAGACGATTAATATATCATTAATATATCTAGGTTGGATATTACATCCAGCCTTTATTTTTTTAGTTAGGAGACAACTCACCTTATGGAATTTAAAGTTAAAAATAAAATCATTGAAATCAAGTTCGATTACCGCACAATGTTTAAAGTTGACAAACAACTTGCCACTAAGAATAAAGAAACTGGTGCAAGTAACAACGACGGTGTCGGTACATTGTTTAACAACATTCTAAATCGTAATGATGAGGGCATTGTTGATTTGATTACTTTATCAGCTAACAAAGCATTTAGTAAAGCTATTTCAGAAGATGACGCTATCACAGCCATTGAAAATTGGCTAGTGGATAATGACGCTGATGACACAGAAAGTTTGTTTGAAGAAATTCAACAAGAAATGGTTGACTCTGGTTTTTTCAAGAACAAGATTTTGAAATATATCGAAAACTTGGAAACAGCAGTAGAATACATGAAAGCGCAAGAGGACAGCGAAGCGCTTCAAGTCGAAATTACCGAAAAACTTATTGGCAAGATGAAAAGCGCGCTATCTTAACTGAGTGTGCACGTCTTGGTTTAACAGACTTAGAAACAATCTACTCTTGCAACAAATGGGAACTTGACGCGATTTTAGAGGGGCTTCATTACAGAAAGATTGATTTTCGCGAAAATCTGTCAGAGCTTGCTATGGAAATGCGCTACACTATGAATGCTAAACGTGCTAGTGCAAATAAACTTAGCAAGAAAAAAGATAGAAATAAAGTTAAACAAGCCTTTCATGCAAATAACAATAAGCAAGCGACTAATAGTAGTCTTGCTGAACGTCTGCAAAAGGTCAATGACCATTTTATGAACAGATAACACAGAAAGGAGGAGTTATATGGCAGAATTTGATGGCTCAATTTATGCCTATGTCGGTGCTGATATTGCTGATTATCAAGCGGCAATGAATAAGATTACAACTGCAACACAGCGTGCTTTTGAGAAAGCACAGGATGCAGCTGTGAATAATTCTAATCGTTTAGTTCAACGTGTTGGTCAAATTATGGCACAGTTGGCAAACAATGGCGAATCACTTGGTAAACGTTTAGGAACAGCATTTAGCACAGGCTTAAATCTGTCTATTGGCGAAATTCAGCGTATAGCTTCATCAATTGGCGAAAAGATTCCTCAGCCCATAAAAAATGGGTTTAATACCGCTTTAACAGCTATACAGAGTGGTGTCAACTCAATAGCTAATAAAATCCCTCAGCCTATTCAAAACGCTTTTACAAAAGCAACTAGCTCAGTTTCTAGCTTTGCTACATCGGCGACTAGCAAGGTTAGCTCAGCATTTAGCACGATTAGTTCAAAAGTAAGCAGCGCTTCAAATACAATAAGTAATTCTTTTGTTGGGAAAGTAGGAAGTAGTCTTACTAGCTTAAGTAGTAAAGCTGCAAGTGTTGCGACTAAAATGGCTAGTTCGCTTGGTTCTGGCTTTTCAAATTTGTCTAGTAAGGCCACTACTGCACTAAATGGTATTAGTTCAAAAATGGGAGAGCTGGGCAATAGTATTACTAAAACTACTTTGACAGTTACAGCTCTTGGTGCGGCATTTGCAGTTTTCCAAGGGTTTAAGGCTGCGGTTGTTGGTTCAGTTTCAAAAGCAGCAGAGTTCGAAGAAAAAATGAGCAACATCAAGGCTCTTACTGGTGCTAGCTCTGAAACAATGAAGCAATTCAATGCTGCTGCTCAAAAAGCTGGTGCGGATACTGCATTTTCAGCCAGTGAAGCAGCAGACGCTATCGCTGAGTTGAGTAAAGCGGGGGTTGATACATCGGCTATTCTAAATGGTGGTTTGACTGGAGCACTTAACTTGGCTACCGCTGGTGAACTTAGTTTGACCGAAGCAGCTGAAGTCGCATCTACAGCTTTGAACGCTTTTAAATCGGATAATTTAAGTGTAGCAGATGCAGCTAACCAATTAGCGGGTGCAGCGAATGCTTCAGCAACAGATGTCCACGAATTGAAATACGGACTTTCTGCCGTTGCAGCAGTCGCCTCTGGTGTTGGTATGTCATTTAATGACACAACTAACGCTCTTGCAGTCTTTGCACAAAACGGCCTTAAAGGCTCTGACGCTGGTACATCTCTTAAAACAATGCTTTTGAACTTGTCGCCACAAACTGATAAAGCAGCAGCTCAAATGCAACAATTGGGAATTATTACAGCTGATGGTGCTAACCAATTCTATACAGCAGAAGGTAAGCTTAAGTCATTTAGTGAAATCTCACAAATCTTACAAGATAGTTTGAAAGGTTTGACTGCTGAGCAACAACAGAACGCTCTTAAGACAATGTTTGGTACTGACGCCATTCGTGCGGCTAATATTGCTATGAAAGAGGGGGCTGCAGGCGCAGACGCCATGCAAGCTGCAATTAGTAAGGTAACTGCAGCGGATGTCGCTAAAGAAAAACTTAATAACTTAAAAGGTGCTGTTGAATATCTTAGTGGTTCGTTTGAAACATTACAAATCAAAATTGGAACAGCGGTTTTACCAATTTTGACAGATTTAGTTCAGTGGTTAGATAAGTTAGTTAGCAAATTTAGTGAATCAGCTGGATTGCAAAAATTCTTAGATTCCCTAACAGCTTTAGAACCAGCACTTGACCATATTTTGAATGGCACTAAGTTAACAACTGACCAGATGTCTAAAGCACAAGATGCTGTAAGTAATCTAACACCTGCTATTGCAGGATTAGTTGGTGCATTTGCTTTTGGGCCTGCTTTGACAGATTTTGGTACTGGATTAGGGATCGTCGGAAAAAAAGCGAATTCATTTAGTTCTATCATAAGCAATGCTTTCACCAACGCAGGTGGATTAATTGGTGTTTTAGCTGGTAAAATGAATGGCTTATCAGGTGTATTTGCAAATGCAGCAAGTACTGGTCTATCTGTATTAGATGGAATGACTTCGACAATGGGAAGTATTGCCAAATTAGCACTTGCTTCAATTGGACCTGCGGCAATCCTTGGTTTGGTCATTGCTGGTCTTGGTTTGATTAATAGTCAATTTGGCGCACAGATTGACCAGTTACTAGCTACAGTTACCACTAAAGGACCACAAATCATCACGAACTTGGTAAACGGTATTACTAGTCAAATTCCAGCATTGATTGCTAGTGGTGCTGATTTAATCGCTAAATTCGCTAATGCATTTACTGTCATGTTCCCAGTGCTTGTACAAGCTGGTGTTCAACTGATTTCTAGTCTTGTTCAAGGTGTAGGTGCTAATGCAGGTAGTTTGATTGCGTCAGCTATTCAAGTGATTGGTACATTTGTTAGTTCGATTGCTAGTGCATTACCACAACTATTGTCTGTAGGTATGGACTTTATTGCAAATGTCGTCAATGGTTTGGTTCAAAATTTACCTTTGCTTTTACAATATGCGCAACAGATTGTTGATAATTTTGGTCAAAGTTTATCTGCTAACATGCCAAACATCATTTCTAAAGGTATTGAGATTATCACTAACTTAGTTCAGGGAATTATCCAGAATTTGCCAACAATCATTTCAATCGCTGCGCAGGTTATTACTGGATTCATCACAGGCTTAGCTAGTTATTTACCTCAAATCTTGCAAGGCGGTATTCAAATTATTGTCATGTTGGTTCAAGGTATTCTTCAGAACTTGCCACAAATTGTGCAATCTGCGGTTCAAATCATTCAATCATTGATCCAAGGGATTACACAAAACTTACCGCAAATCATTGCAGCAGGTATTCAACTTGTTGGACAGTTGGCTGTTACAATCATTCAAAATATTCCACAAATTCTTGCAGCTGGGGTCCAACTTATTGCTGGACTTGGTCAAGCTATGTTAGAAGCTATTCCTAACGCTTTAAAGGGTGTTTGGGACGGTATTAAGAACGGCTTTAGTTCACTTTGGGACAGCATTACTGGTAAATCTAGTTCTAGTAAAGAAAAAATCAAAGCTGATACTACTGATATGACGAATAGTATTAAGGCTTCAACGAGTCAAACTGCTACGAATACTGATGTAGATATGCAAAGTATCTTAAATAGTGTGACAAATGGCTTTAATCAAGCAAATATAGCAGGAACAACAGCAATTACAGGGTTACAAGCCAACTCAGCCGATCAAATGGCCCAGTTGGCATTAAAAGCTGGTATGAGTTTTGACCAATTCAAAAATGCTGTTGACACCTCAACTTCCTCAGCTCAATTACAAGCGATTATTAATGCTCAAGCTATGGCTAATGGTGTTAATCTTGAAACGGCATCACTCAGCAACGAGGCGCTAATGCAAATGCCGCAGTATTATCAAGCGATAGCTTCAAACACTGATTTAGCCAATCAAATTGGGACAGCGAATTCACAAGCTCTTAGTGATGGTATCACTAACAATCTTGCTACAGCAAGTACAAATGCCACAACAAATGCACAGAACATGGCAAATGGCGTTAATACAGCAACATCAAGCATGAATCTTGGCGCGGTTACGCAAGCACTGAACTTATCAGCTGGTGTGTCTAGTAACATGCAAAATGCACAGGCTAGTGCAACCAGTGCAGCACAAGCGACAAATAGCGGTGTAAGTTCTAACTTTAGTGCTATGCAAGCAAATGCGAATAGTTCAGCTAGCGGTTTATCAAACAACGTGACGTCTGAGCTTAATTCAGCCGCTTCATCTGCTAACTCGGCATCATCACAAATGGCGTCAAACATCACTAACAACTTCAATAAGGCTAAGTCATCTGCAACCTCATCAATGAATGCCATTGCAAATGCAGTTAAAAGCGGCATGAACAAAGTGACTAGCAGTGTTCAATCTGCTGGAAATAAGATGAATTCTACATTTACTAATTCGTTTAATAAAGCGAAAAGTGCTGCACAATCAGGTATGAATGGTGTTCGTTCAGCTGTTCAAAGTGGTATGAATGGAGCAATCGCAACTGCAATCAGCGCAGGTAATCACATGGTATCTATCATGTATAGCACTGCAGGTGGTATGCAATCAGCTGGTTATTATGCTGGTGCTGGTTTTGCTAGTGGACTTGCAGGGTCCGCTGGTTACATTTATGCGGTAGCGGCTGGAATTGCTGCACGAGTGACTGCAACAATTCGCAGAGCGTTGAGCATTCACTCACCATCTCGTGTGATGAAATCACTCGGTGGCTATACCGGTGAAGGCTTCGCTATTGGTATGTCTGACTGGATAGGTAGAATCAACGACATCAGCAAAGAATATGCCTTAGCTGTTACAGACCAAAGCTGGGGTGTCAACAGCACTATGACAATTGCTGGTAGTGTTAGCACATCTGGCTTATCATCATCACTTGATAGCTTGTCAGATGAAGTGAAAAATACTAGCTTATCAGAACCAGTCTTTGAAGTACACAATGAATTAATTGGCGACAAGATTTACACAACAGTCAAAGAACGTGAAGCGAGAGAAGATACTAAAAATGATTATTTCAATTATTAGAAAGGTGAAACATGGATTTATTAATTACGAAAGGAACGACATCAGTCAAGCTGTCTGACTACGGCTTTTACAATATTAATATTGACGACAGCGCACCTGAAATCACTCTTGATAAGCGGTCTGTAGCCGGTCGTAATGGTACAGTGTTTGGCGGTGCAACGTTTACTGCTAAAGTTATTAAAGTAACTGGACGTGTAGCAGTTGCAAATGTCCAAGAATTCTTAAGTAAGAAAGATGATATTTATGGCTTGTTGTTAGATGACGAGCCTTTTTATATCACTAAAATGTACCCAATCAATACTGATTTTTACAATTATCAAATCCCTGGTCAAACAGCTGGGGATTTGGATTTTGTGAATCAACCACACACGGCGTGGTATTATCGTTGGAAAGTAACTGCTAGTGAGCCGATATTCTCATTTGTTGGGAATTCTGGACAAGGGTTAAAATATGACTTTTCCGTGGTATTTACCACAGCAGAAATGCCATATGGCGAAACGGAAGCTAAAGACATAACGTTAAGCGGTGGTAGCTTTGCCTATGCAGGCACAGCGAAATTATCGCAATTAGAAGTTCCTTTTGTTGTTGAAATGACATCAACAGGAAATCAATCAGGTTTCTATCTTGAAATCGGTGATAATCGTTTCACGTATTCACAAACAGGTGATATCAATGCTGGTGATGTTTTTAAAATCACGGGTATTGAGACAACTAAGAATTTAGCCAATGTTAATGCGTGTACTAATTATGCATGCTTTGTTATTAAACCGAGCCTAACAAAAAAAGTTAGCTACAAAACTAACTTTAATGGCACAATTAAAATTTTAAACTTTAAAGAACTATATAAATAG